AGGGAAAACAACTCAGATGCCTTGCAATACAAATACGATTCAATCATGCAGGAAAACGCACGATTAGAGATATTGCTAGATAGCATACGCTTAGAAATAGGATATTCAGATACCATTATTATTCACACCAAAGAAACCACTTATGTTAAAGTTAAAGATGTTCTCAATCTTAATGCTGACAGCAGCATTAAGTTATTCAATTCCTGGACAAGACAGTTGCAGGATAGTCTTGATAAAAAAAGACACGTTCTCAATTTGCCCAATTTCAGTAATCAAAACAGCTAACGCAGCAGGTCAAATCATGGAAGGTCAAGCAAAAACTATCAAAGAATTAGAAACAAAGGTTTCTAAGATGGAGTATGAGGCTAATGTGCTCAAACTCCAAAACAACGGATTAAAAGCCAGCGTGCACACTCAGAATAGAGTGAACGAGGAACTAAGGAAAAGCAACGGAACTTTATTGCTAGACAACAACAAGCAGAAAAAAACTATTGGTTGGCAAAGGACTACTATCATTGTTTTGTCAGCAACGGTTTTGGCTCAAATTATTGTTTTAATTGCTAGGTAATGGACATAGATTTCAGTTCATTAGATTGGGGGAAAATGATGGCGAATACCTACGCCATGCCTCCTAAAAAAGACCCAAGACTACACTATAAAGAAGTATTTAGGTATGAAGAATATTACCCAAAAGAATTCCCCAACGCAGACATTTTCAAAGTCCTTAGATACATACCAATGGTTTATGATAAAAATACACCATTGCTACAAGTATTCTCTGACCTCAAAAAAATAAAAGTAAACGCAGCCGAACTCGCTGGATTCAAAAAGCAGGAAGACGGAAGGTTTCTTTCTAATGTAGAAGAAATACTGGCCTGTAAAAATATTGACGTAAACCGAATGATTATTAGGTATGCTTTAAGCCACAAAAGCGCACTATACTCTAAATTCGTGATTTACTCTGAACTTCATTTATCAGAAATGGGAAAACTCCTTAGCGGAGAAAAAGGCGCTCGCGTAGGAGATTTTGATTCCCTTTCAGACAAATTAGATTCTGTTCGACAAGAAATACTCAGCAACGACAATTCAGTAAAGCTCAACGAAGATTTCATGAGTTTTTATTTTGAAGACAAGTTGTATTTACGACCAGAAGACATAGCCAAAAAATTACAACAAGGCGAACAACCAGTTCGACCTCCTCAAAAAAAAAAGTCCCAGAAGTCCCGAGCAAAATCCTTGCAAAGTACCAAGCAGAAGACCGGGAGTGTGTAATCAATGACGACCCGGACTTAATTCCTATCTTCATAAAACTACCTAAGTGCGAAGACCCTACTCAGGCAGACGGATACGGACTACCTTCAAGGCAGCAAAAATTCGTGCACGCGCAAGTCCCTCCAAGACTACAACACATAATAAATCAAGTAGATTCCCTTGTAGATATTTGGACTGAACTCGAACTTAATCAAGACAAGTATTCGGAGGAAATTAGGTGGGTAGAAGAGCAGTGGTATTATTTCCTTAACGGTTACTGGTTTTGGAATAACGGAAAGTTAACATACTTAGACGGCTGGCATTACACCTATCTTTCTCATTGGAAATTCTCTGGTGGAATTATTCCTGAATACAGGGATAGGGATAGAAAGTGGTATCATGGAGTGAGGTATTGTTACACCACAACAGAAAGACCTGCTTTGGATGAATTTGGAAGACTTATTTGGGAGGATAAAGATTCTCGAAGGCTTAAAATGATTCAAGGCAAAAGCAAGGTTTGTTTGGGATACACCGACCCAAAAGGACGTAGGGCGGGAGATTCAAATAAACACTTGCTTGCTCAGTACATGGAAACCATTACTCATTTTGGTAAAAACTCGGGAATTATTTCAAGCTCTGGAGACCATGCTAAAAAGAAGTTGTTTGACGAAATTTTAATAGCTGGTTGGCAGCAAATGCCGTTTTTCTTTAAACCTATTACAAGTTCAAACGAAAACCCAGATTCAGAGGTGAAGTTTATGGCAGCCAGAAGAAAGGCTACCAACGCTAAAATGCAAGACCAACTTAGGTCAAAAATAGACTACTCTTCAACAGCTACATCATCCCAGTACGACGGAGGAAAGGAGTTTTGGCTATTAGCTGACGAAGGCGGAAAGACCAAGGACGTAGACGTATATGAGCGTCACCAGCAATTAAAGGAGTGCGTTAGCCAAGGCGCAGGTATAAATATTATTGGATTTATTGGAATGCCTTCAACCGTAGGTGAAATGGAAGGCGCTGGAGGTAAAAAATATTTTCAATTATGCGCAGACTCTAAGTACGAAAAAAGGTCTATTTCTGGACAAACAGCAACAGGCCTTTTTACCCTTTATATTTCCTGCTTAGAAGGACTTGAAGGCTTTGTAGATGAATACGGAAACAGCGTAATAGAAACGCCAACAGCACAACAAGCAGCATTCATAAACAAGACGTTTGGAGCAAGAGAGCACATTGAAAGTAAAAGACAGCAATTTCTGGACGACAACGAGACCGACAAGTACAATGAGTTTGTGAGATTGTTTCCTATCTATTACAGAGAATGCTTTAGGACAAGCGATGGCGACATAGGTTTTAATACCAAGGTAATAAACGAAAGACTTGACGAGCTTGCTGTAATTGAAAAGGACTTCATGCGTATAGGAAATTTCGTATGGTCTGGAGTTAAATACAAGTCGGCCGTTAAGTGGATTGACGATGCCAATGGTAAGTGGAGATTGTCTCAGGTATTGCACGAGTCGCTTACCAATAGGTTTGTTTGGATGAATATAAATGGGACCATGCAAAGAGGTCCCCATACACCAAAACACATTACTTGCTGCGATCCTTACAAACAAGAAAAGGTTACTGGCAGCAGAATGAGTAAAGGCGGGATAGCTACGTTCTGGGATTTTGATGCATTGATAGACGATTCTACATCAGACCCTAGGTCATGGACTTCAAATAGATTTGTTTGTACCTACCTAAACAGACCCGGCAAGACAAGTGATTTTTACGAAGACGTGCTTCTGCAGGTCATGTATTTTGGATCCTGGTTATACCCAGAGGTAAACGTAGCAGAAATTATTGAGTTTGCTCAGGAAAAAGAAATGGGTGGATACTTTCTTTACGACATAGACTGGAAAACTGGAAAGTTTAAATCTGTGCCGGGATTCTATAGTCAGGGAGAGGTTAAACAGTCTCTATTCAACTCTGTGAGGGATTATATTGAGGTGCATGGATACAGAGAAAGACATTCGGATTTCCTTTATCAGTGCAAGCAAATAGAGGGCATGGAACAAATGACCGACTATGATTTATTTACCGCGTGCGCAGGAGCTTTGAGGGGAGCAAAATCTAAAATGATTGAAATTGCTACGCCAAAAACAGAAAAGAAAAGATTTGGCTATAAAAAGCGAAGATATAGATAATGAATTAATTTTGTAATTTTGAAGTATGAATAAGGATGCAATACAAAAATACGGCGTAGGTGAGTCTGCCCTTCAAACGGCTGCGAGAAAAACAGCAGACCAATACGTTAAGCCGGGGTATTTTTTCCCAAGCGACGACATAGACCCAAAGCTAAAAGGCAAGGAATGGCATGTTAAATGGGCTGAGGCTATCTGGGCTTTATTCATAAGAAAAGGCGCATACAACAACGTTGATATGGTCAACGAACTTAGGTGGCTCAGAATGTATGGTGCAGGCAATCAACCCAAGCAATTATACCAAGACATTATCCTAGAGGGGGAGAGAGAAGGCTATATCAATACTAATTGGGAGATTTTTTCTCCTATGAGTAAGTATAAAAGAGTAATATTCGGCAGGTTCGAAGACCATGAGTATGATTACATAGCCTCAGCCATAGACCCAATTTCTGTAGACGAAAAAGAAAATGCGGCATGGAAGGTTTGGTATGACAGCACGTTTGGCGCAAAAGAAAGAGAACTCAGGGCATTGGCTGGCATTCCAGAGGCCATGGAAGGGGTTAAATACGTAGCCAACAGCATAGAGGAACTGGAAATGGTTAAAAACATGGGAGGCTTCAAAACAGCCATAGAAAGTCAAGCCGAAATCCTTTTAGAAGCGACTGATTTTATTTCCGACCACAAAACATTAGAACGCAAATTGATTAATGATTTAATTGATTTTAACAAGTGCGCGTTCAGAGATTATTACGACTCAATAACTGGTTTGTGTAAATTTGAGTACATGGATTGGGAAAACCTAGTAATAGATTACTCCAGAGAAACAGATTTTAAAGACATTAGATTTTGGGGCTACCTATCATTTAGAACCGTAAACGAGGTTAGGCTTAAATCAGGACTAACCGAAGACGAGTTAATGCAAGTAGTTAAGCCATGGCTAGGCTATTACGGAAACTTGAATTCAGAAATGCTTGGCAGGTATCAAATGGCAGGCTACAAGGACGAAAACGGGAACTATGTTTACAACAATTTTAGAGTACCAGTATTCATTTGTGAATGGCTTTCTACTGACACAAAATACAAGACGTTGAAAAACGGAAAAATGTATGACCAAGACTGGGGGAAAATAAAGGATACTGGCAAGAAAAAAACAATTGAATTCCAAGGCAACAATGTTTATTCCTGCGAATGGATTGTAGGTTCAAAGGTTTGCATGGAAGAGGGTATCAAGCTAAACACAAGCAGGCAGAACCCAAAAGAACCAAGAATGGGTATTCACGCTATTTCTTTGCCGGGCAAATCAATGGTTGAAACAATTATTCCTAACCTAGACCAAATACAACTAACAAAACTTAAGCTAGAAAACGCTTTGGCCGTAGCAAAACCAAGAGGTTTGACTATCGAGGTAAACAGTTTGAGTAATATTGATATTGGGGACGGAGAGTTGGCGCCATTGGAGTTAATTAAACTTGCTAGGCAAACTGGTGACGTGTTATACAAAGCAACCACGCATGCAGGAAACTACAACAATAATGGCAGGCCGATAGACATTTCAGAGGGTGGATTAGGCAACATGCTAAACGAATGCGTAACCTTGTTTGAACTTAATTTCAATTTTATATCTGAATTATCTGGTATAGACAGAAGGAGCGCAGCAAGCCCTACAAGTGGCGCAGAAACAGCAACAGCATCAAAGTTAGCAACAGCAGCTACAAACGATGCATTGAAGCCGTTATTTACATCCTACGTACAAGTAAAAGAATGGGCAGGCCAAACCGTATTACCTAGGATTCAAAGAGCCATAGCAAAAATGCCAGAAGCCAGAGAAGCTTATGTAGGAATTATAGGCACAATGGGCATTGAAATAGTAAAATTCTCAGAAAGGCTTGGAGTTGCCAGTCTAGGAATCAAAATAGAAATCAAGCCAAACGAACAGCAAAAAGCTGACGCAAAAATGGCAGCAACCGAAGCATTGAAACCCGGCAAGGACGGAGAGAATATTACAATGGCTGATTGGCTGATGATAACACAGCTCATTGATAGAAACAGAATCAAGCAAGCTCAGGCTGTTTTGCAGTTTAGATTAAACGCTTCGCGCGAGCAGTCAATAAAACTGCAACAAGAAAACATGAAAATAAACGCTCAAAACGCAGAAGCTTTGGAGCAACAAAAGACCCAAAAAGAACTCATGAAGATAAAGGCCGAAGAAGAAAGCAAGATTCGCGTAGAAGCAGCTAAAGCCTTATTTAATATGCAGGTTCAGGATAATACAACTTTAAACAGCCTTAGAGAACAAATGATGCTACAAGTGTTAAACCCTATGGGTCAAGGCGGCACTGGCAATGAAACTCAATTGGAAGACCCTTTAGGAATAAGAGGAGGCATATAACATGAATTTAGTAGATTTTTTTCACAAAACGTATTATCCAGACTTAAGCGTAGACCAAGTAGCTGCTGCATTTAGTAAGCCAGAGGTTGTAGATATTGCATACAACCATGTTCAAAAAAAATACTATCCAGACTTACCTCCAGAGAAAGTAAAGGGATTTTTTTCAAATTTTTTTAATAAACAAACAAGGCCAGAAGAAAGCGTAAACACTATACAGCCAATTGGCTTTAAACCGCTAGAGATAAAGTCGCTTAACGTAGAACCTCCAACACCAGAAAGGATTTTTGGTGACATTAAACCTCAAAGCCAAACACAAACGCTACGCCAGCAACCAAAATTTAATAACATAGTAGAGAAGCAAAAATACTACGACTCATTAGTAGGTAAGTATGGTAAAGGGGTGCAAGGCAGACAGAATTATATTGACCTATATAATCAGCAATTAAATATACCAGAAACATCATTCCCTGCTTTTGATTTAGACACGCCTCAACACCTTTTACCTGAAAAGTATAAAAATTTAGAAAAAAGTGAATTAAAAGACTATCTTTTTGAAATTAATACTTATGGCGCGGAACAGCCTAGAATAAAAGGATTCCCTGCCAAAAAAGATACATGGAGAGATATTATAGACAGAAATAAAAACATTGAAAATAAAGCTTTATTGTTTGCTAGTTTAATGGATGAAGGAGGTGATAAAGTATCAAACCATAAGGCCGTTTGGGATGGCGATGTAATTCAAGAGTATGATGGGTATCGCCACTTTGGATTAGATACCGCAGGTAATAAAATTGATGAATTTGTAAAAAAAGGCTTATTAGATAAATCTATTTTGGATAAAAATAGAACAAGGCCAAGAATAGAGCAGAATGAAAAGGGTGAACAAATAACTACTTTGTCATTTTCAAATCTTGATGATGTTGTTTCTGTTAAAAACGCATTTATGCAAAATGAACGCAAAAACATTTTAGATTATGCTGATGGAGAAAAGATTTTTTTATCACCACAAGCAGCAGATTACTTTACAATAGCAGCTTTAAATTATGGCCCTAATGGAGCTAAAAAAATGATTAAAAGGTATCATGACAAGGGGCTAACCTACGATGATGAGTTTATGAACTCACCACAAAAAGAGTATTCTCAAATAGATAAAAATATTAAAAGAAGGCTTGCGGCAGCTAAAATGCTGACAGAAGAAGGCGTTATAAACAATGTCAGGTAAATTTTTATGCGAATATTTGCTTAAATCAAAATAAACACTTTAAATTTGTAATTAAATATGGAAGACACAACACAATCGTCTGAAAATAATCAGGCGGTAAGCGAGACAGCAGAATTTTTGGCCGAGATTATCGGAACACCAAGTTCTCAATCGCAACAACAACAAAACCAAGCACCAGAAACAATTGATTCTCCTTCATTTTTTGGAGAAGAATTTACTGACTGGGGAAAGGTAAAAACAGAAATCCCTCAGAGGCTTCAAAAGTTACAGCAATTAGAGCAAGAAGTTACACAACTAAAGTCAGCTCCTTTGCAGTACGCCAATGAAGAAATTGGAGAGTTTGACTCTTTTGTAAAAAACACCACAAAAAAAGACTGGGGTTTGTTTCAAAAAGTTAAATCTACTGAGTCCTTGGAAGGATTAGACGCGTTGGTTTTTAAAACAGTATTTGAAAACCCTGAGTTAGCAGGAAAAGAAGATGCTGTGAAAGCCAAAATTGTTTCGGACTACAAAATAGACCCAGACATTAACGACGTCGAAAGCGTTGAGTTTACCATGAACAAAAAGAAAATGGAACAAGATGCTGTTGAAGCTAAAAACTGGTTTCAGGACTTAAAGGGGAAAGTGAAAATTCAAACACAATCCCCAGAAGAAATGCAACAAAAGAAGGCCGAAAAAATAGGCCAATGGAAAACAGCCGTTCAGGAGGTGTTGGGTCAGGTTACTAAGATTCCAATTCCAGTATGGGATGGCAAAGAAGTAAAGATTATCGGAGAGTATGAAATAAAGGAAGATAATCGTTCTATTTTCATTGACCCATTAACGCAGGCCTTCGCTTCGTATGAGTTAGACGACTCGAATCGCAGAGTGGTTGGACAAGAATTTCAGGAGAGGTTTATCGCCAGAAACTTGCCATACATAATAGATTCGGCACTTAAACTTAGAGAGGCTGAGATAAGGGCGCAGGTTGAAGCCGAGTACGGCGGATCCGTTAGACGACCAAACCCTCCCGGTGGTGGAAACCAATCAGGAGATAGTTTCGAAGATTATTTAAACTCTTAAAAAAACAAAAAATTGAAAACATCAATGAAAATTTTGCTATTTGCGATTAGTATTTTCGCATTAGTATTTAGCGTCTCCGCAGATCCGGGAGTCGCATTAGCAATGGCAGGTCCTGCTGCTGCTGGCGTGTATAGCGAATCATACGTTTCGGGTTTCGACTTGAACATGAGAAAAGTTTATCCAAAATTAATTGCTCGTTACGGAGACCAAGGTGCTGAATTTATAGGCATGTTAATGGCTTTGGGCTGGGAATCAACAACCGACGTACAAACCATTGAACACTTTGAGGACGAATGGGTATGGGATTCATTTAAAGTAGCAGTATTCGCAGGAGGTGCCGCAGGTGCATCAGCAACTCTAACTATTGAAGCCGACTCTATTGATAGCGAAGGTAATTTTTACCCTGCTGTTAAAGATATCGTAGAATTTCCAGTGCGCGATGCCAATGGCGACCCTATCTGGGCTTACATTACTGCTAAAGGAGCAAACACTATTACCTTGAAGCCAATTAAAGCCGCAAACGCTATTCCTGCGCTTGCTGCTGGCACAGAATTAATAGTCGTTACAAACGGTAACTCTGAGGGCTCAAACCAAACAACTCCTAAAGTTAGTGGAGCTTACAAGTACACCAACAAATTTGCTATCGCAAAAGCTGATATTGAAGCAACTGGTTCAGAAATGACAGACCGTTCATGGGTTGCTCAGGACGCACAAGGCAAAGCGATTGGCGCATGGTACTCAAAAGCTTTAAACTTCGACTTAGATTACAGAATGATGCAGAACATCCAAGGTTGGTTTTTAGGTGGACAAGAACCTGATAACTCAATTTTAGACCCTGATAATTCAAAAGCAATCAAGTGGACTAAAGGTTTATTCCCAACCATGAACGAGCAGTCAATCCAGCATCCTTATAACGACCAGTTTGGCGTTGCTGATTTTGACGAAATCGAGCGTGGTATGTCAAGAGTTTACGCAGGTACTTTAACCGCAGCCATGTTAGGCTTAGAGGTTGATATTACCTTAGAAAACAACTTGAAGGCATACTTTAATTTCACCAATATTGATTATGTAACCAAGCAGTCAAACGCTCAGTTATTTGGTGGAGACGAAGGTTTAGCTATGGCAGTAGGTTTTAATTATTTTGAGAAGGCCAAGCGTAGATTCGCGTTAAAGCGTTTCTCTACTTTGCATAATCCTAAGACCTACGGTGCAGAAGGATATGATTACGTAGACCGCGCATTCATGTTCCCATTACGCAGTCAAAACGTAGTTATGGATGCAAGAGGCAATAAATCTCAATTACCTACAATGAGAGTTGTTTACAAAGCGTTAGATGCTTATTCTCGTAAAATGGAAGTATTCCAAACTGGTTCTGCTAACGCAGCTAAGTGGGGAGTAACCAACACTACGGATAATAGATTATGGCATCAGCGCTGTGAATTTGGTGCTGAATTTTTTGGAAGTAATCAATTTGTGAATATCTACAAAGGATAGTAGTTTAAACTATAAAGAAAAGGAGGCTTCGGCCTCCTTTTTTGTTTATAACTTGCCAGCAATAAAAAATAATTTATATTTGTATCCGGGTGGCACAAATCGTCGTCCAAATTAAATATGCTATATAAAGATGATGTTCCGTTTAAAGTAACGGACAGTATGGTAGAGGAAGTCTACAAGTTTATGGGCTGGTCAAAGAAGCACAAGCCAAGGCCAGCAGTAATTAAATTCCCTGAATCTATTTACAGGTTCGACAGAAACAACAACAGAAAAGTAAGGCCGTTAAGAGTTAACATTCCTTTGGAAATGACTAATTTCGTTGACGGAGAAGGTTCTGTTAAGTGGAATTACACCGAATCCCCGGCCAGAGAGGTAGACAAAATGATGGTTTATCCTAGAAAGTCAAAACCTATGACTGGCACGTTTTCGGTTGGAGTAGAAAAAATTGATTTGCTGTGGTTTTTAATCAAATCAAAGTACAGGGCAAACATGCCAGATGAACCATACAGAGTTCAAGCCTCAAAGCCTTTATTTAAAGTAGAAATGAAAGAGAAAGAAGCCGAAGCTAAATTAGCTAAGGATAAGCTTCAAACTCAAATCAAGGCTTATATCAATGGCGATGTAAACACTGCATGGACAATTGAAAAAATTCGTAAATACGCATTGGCATTTGGTGTTGAAGAAGCCGAAGAAATGGGACCAAACGAAGTTAAAATGACTTTGTTGGGAAGAATTAACGGAGAGCCAGACGGCTACGAAAGGTTCGAAAAACTCACCAACTCAAACGACGAAACCGAAATTATTTATATTGTCAAAAAAGCTATCAACCAAGACAAGATTAGGTTTACAAAAACAAGAAAATGGGTTTTTGTTGAGAAAGGTAAGGACGGCCAAGAAATTTGTGGCATCAGAATCAGGCTAACAGCAGAAGAAAGTTTGGTTGAATTCCTTAAGGAGGACAACGTAATGCGAGGCGAAATTGCAAATCTCGTAGAAGACGTTGCAAATGAATCAGAGTAAGCATATATTTGTACTTGAAATGGGTAGTATTTCATAGTTTGATTTCTTTTTTGATTAGTTAGAAAGGAGCTCTCAAAATTTGAGGGCTCTTTTTTATTTAAAAAGTTGTAATTTTGTTAAACAAATTACAATAAAATGAACCCTTCATTAATAAACTTTTATCCAAAGTTTTTGCTAAGCGAAAAGACTGGGGCAGACAAAACTCCAAAGTTTCAAATATTTGATGAAACTTTTTACGTTACATACGGAATACCTGCGACAAACGTGGCAGGCGTTGTGTTTAATACGAAACTGAACAACACGCCATTTTATTCTAATGCAAACTTTAACAATCCAGACGTTACAGTAGCTCCCCCTTTAAACAAAAAAATATCATTGCCAGTAGACTCAAAGGACGACGCAAGGTTTGGCGATTATGAGTACACCTACAAAATAAAGATATTAAACGAAATTATAGATTCAGATGCGAATACTACGGCACCAGGAGCAGCAACTTTTTCCCAGATTTTTTATGAAGGTCCGACTATTACTGATTTTATCTTAAAAGTAAATCAAGCTGTATCAGATTCGGAAGGACAATTTTTTATAGAGTTTCTTAATGCTGGAGGAACTGTTCTAGGTATTAGCGAAGTGACTGGCGCTGAATTAGACGATTCGGATATTGCTGTTACTTTTGATTCTGTAACTATCGCCGCGTTTGCTACTATAACTCAATTCAGATTTACTTCCTACTACACAAGCGTAAAAACTTTCCCATACTGCAAACAAGAATGGCCATGCCAAAAACTTGCCGTAACCGGTGATTGTATTCGCGCTGTATTGAGCGCAAACGACCAAACCCAATATTCTGCAACAGATACATTGGTTAGGTTGATTAACCTAAATTATCCTATCCTTGCCAATGGAAGCCCTGTACTGCCTGCTGTTTCTACCGCAAATTCATCAATATCGGTTGGACCCTCGATTTGGACTGGAGCTTATGCTATTGCGTTGACTTCGAATTTAACCAGAGAAACTGAGGAAGGGTTAGTTTTGAATATTATCCTAACCACCTACGACAACTATATTTTAGAGTGCGACGCAGGATTATGCTGCATGGTTGATTGTATTTCTAATTTGTTTTCTCAGTATCAAATAGCTGTTTCCAATGCGTCAGCAAAGCTACCAACGCTTACTGGAAATATGATTATTATTAATACTTATATTCAGCTTTACTCTATTTCGATTGAGTGCGGTGACACCGATAAGGCTGGGCAATACCTAGACCAATTAAAGCAGTACATGACACTTATTGGTTGCGACTGCGACTGCAATGATTGTGGCAATAATTCAGAACCAACAGAGGTATTTCCATTGTTTACAGAACCAATGCCAAACTACGTTCCTATTAGCTATTTGGAGGCAAATGACATCACAATTGATAGTAATACTAAGGTGCCGACAAATAAAGCTGTAATAACTTACGTAAATGGGTTGCTTGGTAATTACTATACCGAATCTCAAATAGATACTCTTATCAGTAATTATTACACCAAAACCCAGATAGACACTACTTTTGAAGATTATTACACAGAAACAGAAGTAGATACTATTCTTGAAGATTACTATACAGAAACAGAAGCAGACAGTAATTTTGTTCATCAGTACGAAAACAATGCTCCTTCAGGTAGCACTAACGACAATTTATCTGGCTACATATCTTTAAATGCGACTAACGCGCCAGTTCTTGTTGGAGACATTGGTTTATTTGTCTTTAACAACAACTTAGTAACGCCAGACAGTTTGGTTATTGTTCAAATAAAAGACCAGTCAGGCATCGCTCCTTTATTCTATACTTTAATTGACGTTGTTGCTGGCGCTGGAACAGTTAGCTTTAGGTGTAACTTGTCTGGACTTGTTGGAGCTGTTGATGATAATATTGAGATTCAATTTTTAGTTTGCAACACATAATGAATATAAACGACATATTTGAGTTTAACCTTGTTCGACTAAATAAACATCAGTCTGGCAGAACCATAACGCCAGAGGATTTTAATTTAGTTGCCAAAATGATAAACTATGTTTATTACAAGGTTAAAGTAGGGTTGCCTGAGCAGTATCAGCCGGGCAACCCCTTTCCTCCCCAAGCGTGGCAGGTGAGTCAAAAAATAACAGACGACATGGCTCAGTTTATTGTTTGGATGGGTGGTCCCGATTATCCTGCAATGACAATAGACAAGTATGGTGTAGCAGAAATACCCCAAGACTATGTAGCTTTTTCGAGTTGTTATTACGATTACCTAAAACAAGAGGAATGCGACGACCAGCCAAGTCCAAGGTCAGTTGAATTTGTGATTGATTCTGTTTTTGCAGACAGAGTTCAGTCTGTTATCAAATATCCTGACATGGAATATCCTATTGCCAAGTGGATAGGGAACAGAAAGGTTCAGTTTATGCCAAAGAATTTGAGGTCAGTAAATTTTACTTACCTCAGAGAACCTATTACGCCTCACTTTGCGTACGCTTACGATGGGAATAACGACATAGTTTATGATGCAGCAAATTCAGTGCAATTTGAATGGCCGCAGGTAGCTTTGTCGGATATTGCAAATTTGATTTTTGAGATAATGAGCCAAAACATAAAAAGCCAGCTCGATATTCAAATGGCTGTTCAACGTAAACTACAAGGCCAGTAACCATGAATAAAGCCGAACTTATAGAATTAGTAAAAGAAAATCTTAGCGGAGGCGATGCCCCTGCTGAGATAAGAGGTAAATATCATCCAAGGATTATAGAAAAATACTTGGAAATGGCTTACGACGATCTTGTGGCTACAATTTATCAAGAAGGAGAGCCTAGTGGAAGTTTTGCTGCATTAGATAGTTTTGGTAAGTCCTATAAAACTACTTTAACCGAAGACAAGGATAGAGGAGAATTGTATGTAGAACTAAGTATTAGCGTAGTTCCTTTGCCAGACAATAAAGGCATAAGGCTAGTTTGCCCATACAAAGACCAGTCAGCAGCTTTTGACTACATAGACAATAATTCCTCGCACGTATTTTCAAGACTACACAATCAAGTAGTAAGGCCAAAAGGAACTTACTACGCTGAGTTGCCTAGAATCTACATTTCAAACGTAGACCGCACTTTGATAGGCAAGGATATTATGGTAAAAGCAATTCCTCCTTTCAATGGGTTAAAACCAGAAGACGATGCTTTTATCCCGGCAGGAAAAAACACCATGCTTTTCAATTTGGTTTATGAACTTATGGTTCGAAAAAACCAAACCCCGAAAGACGATTACGACAACAATAACAGTAAACAGATTTAACCATGGAAAATCAGTCAACTCCAACACAACAAATTTCTGGATTTTCGACAATTGACTATGTTGTTGCCGAAATGCAAGTAGAATTAGACGATTATTCTACTACCCAAAACCAAAGACTCACAGCTTTGGTTATTTCTGCTTTAAGGGAGATAAGACTTTACCACAAGGCGGCAATTCAAGTAGCCTACTTAACAATAAACGAAGCTGGCATAATTCCTTTCCCATTCGATTACATGGATTTCATAAACATCGGAATTCCTATGAATGGCCAGTTATGGAATTTAACCGAAGACAATAAAATGCTTTTAGACCGTAGCACAGACTGCGGGGAAGATAGCAGGGTAATGAGCCAAGGCAGTTCATTTGAAAACAGAATATCTATACTTACACCTTCGTGGTCACTGAATAGATTTACTCCTACCTATTACGGTGTATCTGGAGGCAGAAATACTGGATACTACAAAGTAGACGAGCAAGCGCGTCAAATTCAATTTGACGGCAAAATCCCAAGAGGGGAAGTTGTTTTGGTTTACAAGAGCACTGGCATTGGACCCAATACAGTTATTGGAGCAGAAATGATTAAGCCCCTCAAAAATATCGCTCACTACAACAGAGTAAAGTTTAATAAGAACGAATCAATGAACCAAAAAATGCTTCTTAAAAAAGACATGGAAGAGGCTGTTATGGAATTAAGAGCTTTTGCCCAAAGATTCACCATGAAGCAGTACATGGACGTATTGTGGGGAGCAAAACGACAAACAGCAAAACCATGATAACATTTAGTCCTTCACCAACACCAGTTGTCACAGAATTAGGCGAAGGCTACTTGCTTTACGTGGAAAGCTCTGGGCAATGGGAAAACGATATTTGGACTATTGTTATGTGCGATTCTGGAGCAGTAAAACACTTTAATACCTCGCAAGTAAAAATTCATCACAACGCTACATTCGACATAAAAAAATGAGCAGACAAAAACAGACATTCAACAGAAGGTTAGATCAAGACACCGAACCAAGGCTTTTAGACCAGGGCAAATATAGGGCTGCAAGAAATGCTAGGGTTGGAACTTCAAACCGAGGCAATGTTGGCGCAGTAGAATCAGCGCCTTCAAACGCATTGGCAACATATAGTTTTCCTACTGGCACAAATAAGTGTATAGGAACTTGTCAGGACGTAAAAAACAACGCTATAATCTATTGTTATTTCAATTCCAATGGAAACCATAGAATACTTAGATTGGATGCAAATACGAATGCCATAACCAATATCCTTCCTACGACTTGGACTGTGTCTGTTTTGGGTTGGACTTCTGGGACCAGGTTATGGAACATGAGAATTGTTGAGACTGGCACAAGTCAAATAATGTTTTTCCATGCCGTTCAAGGTATTCCCATGCGCATAAATTTAGGAATAGCAGCATTAAGGCCAAGTCCTTACACGTTGACTATTGACGATATTAGTGTGGCCAGAAAGCCTCCAGTTACTTCACCTACTTTTGCTTATAATTTTGATTCTTCTATTGGGCCATCTGCTTTAATTGATTTATTTTTTCAGTTTAGATACAGATATATTTATGAGGACGGAGAAATATCTACTTGGTCGCCATTTTCTATTTTAAGCATTCCTCCGCAAGATGAAATTGACTACAACAAAATAATAGTTACTTTTAATTCTGGAGCAAGAGGTGTTAAAAAAGTTCAAATAGCTAGAAGAATTGGAAACGGAATTTCCGATACTGGCAGCACAAACCCTTCTTTATATATATTCAGAACTTGGGACAAAGGGGTTAGCGCTGACAACACAAATTTTTCTATAGACTTTTTAAATACAGAGGTTTTAATTCCAGTTGCGTTTTCTGACTCAAACAAACTTTTTGATTCTGTTCCTCAAACAGTAGGATGCCAAGAAATAGTTCAAAGCAATCAAGTTATATATGGCGATATTACTGAGGGTTATGATAATGTTTCGGTTGTTTCGTCTTTAACAAAAAGAACTACTCAGGCTTATTGGATATACGAAGTAACTGATGATACTACAGATTACATTCAGCTACCCGCAGACGGAAGCAGCAACATTCCTTCTGCAGGAGATATACTGGTTTGCGAACCTGCTTCAAATCCCAATGCAATAGCTTTTAGTTATATTTTAGAGGCCGCAGATGTAGCCTCTGTGGACGCGTTTGGTTCGAAAATAGCTTCTTTGCTAAATAATTACGGACTACCAACAACAGCTTCTTACGATTCTACTTTAAATAGAGTTAGCGCTACAAATTTAATCACATACGTTAGTTATGTTATTTCGGTTAAAGGAGCTTTAGAAAAGATAATGGATGTTGCCAAATTCTCTTGCGCAACACCAGCAACATACGCAAGCCCAGGAACCTTTAGCGTAAACTGGACAAGCGTGGATTATGCGGCTGGTACGGTTATTTCTTATTTTTATACAGCAGACAGCCCAAATATGTATATGTGCAGGGTTGCGATCACATTAGAAATAGATTGCTCAAATAATTCTGGAGGAGCGTTTACAACAATAGACATAGGCGTGTACGAATCACCTTCGACAGTTTTAGTGCAAAGGAGATTTGCATTGCCTAGTTCAGGTATTTTGCCTGTTTCTTTTGAATTTGACATACCTGCTGCTTTGTGTCAAAACAAGCAAATAGGGGTTAGATTTGTTTTAAGCGCTGGTGTTATTACAACTCAGACAATATCAGTTGGTCCGGGTAATGTTGTTTTTTCCTTATACTCTTATGAATTAATACAGCCTTCATTTAAAAGCGGTCAAAACCACAAGTTTGGGATAGTTTATTTTGATGAGTATAATAGGCAGACTGGGGTTCAAAAATGCGGAGAATTATCTTTCCCATTTATATCTGAGCAAAATCAAAATTACGACATAAATGCAGTTAGACTAACCTTATCCAGCTTACCTCCTTCGTGGGCTAAAAAATACCAAATAGTTTACTCAGGTTGTGGTCTAACAAATTACTCTCAGTTTACAGTATTTCCAACAGCTTTCGAAGGAGATAGTGTAACAATAAATGTAGCTTCAATAATTTATTATGCATACGATTTTAAAGAATTTTCAGAAGGTCAAAAGATTAGGTTTATATTTTCAACTATTCGAGGTAATTTCTTAGGAACAAGGTGGGAGGCAGGAAATTTAAAATACTATGAAACAACTATTAAGTCTTTTGATTCGAGTTCGTTTTCTTTGGTTGTAAACAATCCAGACGGAATATTGAATTCAATCACGCTAGAAGACAAATGTTTTGTCGAGGTTTATGACCCTAGTAACTCTGAGTTTTATTTTGAATTTGGACAGATATATGATATCACTGGCGGGTATCACATGGGTAACTTCCAAAACCAAACCGCTTCCCTTCCAGCTATTGTAGATATACTTAGTTCAGATACTTACATAAGAGGCAGAAAAAATTACGTAACAACCGACCCTACCATAGGCGGCTTTTCTATTACAGATATTCCCGACACAATTGTTTTTACTGAAACTTTTACTATAAGCAATAATTTTGAAAGCAGTTACTGGAACAAAGGCCGACCACAAATAGAAACCCCAGACCAGAAACAACAAAGAATTCCTTGGCTATATCGTTGGGGAAATCAATTGCTTCAAGATACTCAGGTGAACGGAATGTCGAGCTTCGATTCAGGTAATTACGGAATATTATCTGCAAGGTTTGGCGCACTTACTGGCATGAGGGAGATTGGTTATACCTTGAAAATGATTCAAGAGCAGAACTACAACTCAGCTTTCATTGGCCGCAGGCAGATACAGAATGCAGACGGTAGTACGCAGTTAGTTGTTACAGACTCTTTAATAGGTTCGGTAAACCCGAGCGAAGAAATGTACGGAACAAAGTATCCGGGCAGCATTATTACTAATGGCAGGAGATTGTACTGGTTAGACACTATAAAGGGCTGCGTTGTAAGAGAAGCAGGAAACCAACCATTCAGAATATCTGACTATGGAATGGTTCGTTATTGGAGGGATGCTTGTCGCCAAATAGAGGTTCTAGGCTACGAGGTTTTAACAGGCTGGGACTGGCAAACAGAATCTTTATTCATAACAAGAAAATCAGACTTACTTGCCAGTGGCGAGACGATAAATTTTTACGACCCAGAGAGAGAGTCAGGCGAAGCAGGTTGGGTGTCTGAACATGATTTTAAAGACGCTGGCGGCCTTTTTGTTGACATGTATGGATATGTAGGCAAAACCTTTACTTCAACGCTAGGAGGTGGCGTATTTATCCATAACGCTGTAAATTCATACCTAAACTTATACGGCCAAGCAAAAACGTTTTCTATAACCTCAATATTCAATCCTGAACTAGATACCGAAAAAGTATTTTTAGCGCATTGGATGAAAGCAAATCAGTCTTTATCCAAGGCTATATTCACCGTTCCTGCATCAGCTCAAAATCCAAACGGAATGAGAACTTATTTGGTTCCTGGCAATTACGCTGTAAGGGAGGCGCAATACTTTTCAGACCTAAAAAATGATGGATACACCAAAGGAGTTTTTGCCGATGATGCACCATTATTTATTCAACAAATGATTTCTGGCAGACCATTGAGAGAGCAAGTGTGCTTCGCTACCGTTGAGTATGCTGGCAGTACTATTTTTGTCCTATTTAGTCACGACATAACTTACAACAATTCACCATGGAGTTAACATTATTTCAGCGCATAAAATTCAACAACACTCCCACACTTGGCCAAGACGGTCCCGGCAATGCTTATTATTTTTGCACGTTTAGAAATAATAATTTAGGCATCACTCAAACCTGCGAGGTAGTTATAGAAATTGAAGGAAAAACAAAGGGACCTTTCGATATTTATGGTAAAACAACCTCAGAACAAGCAATAAATAGTTTTAATTTGTAAATTTGTTAAAATATTTCAAACATGGCAATTCCATTAGCACTACCAATAGCACTATCAGCAATGAGCAGCATCCCTAATTGGATGGCTGCATTTAATCAAAATAAGCAAGCCGATCAACTCAGGTCTGAACTTCAAAGACCAGACTTCGAAATCCCCGAATCAGCCAACAGAGCTTTGCAGTCAGCCGAAACCCAAGCAGGCATGACAAGACTTCCCGGACAAAGCGCAATTGAAGGCAGGCTAGACCAAGCAACCGCAAATCAGGTTGATATGGTTGAGCGCATGGGAATAGGTGGTCCGACTTCAATCAATGCCGCATCTCAAGCCTATGGAATGCAAATGGGCAAGGAAAATGAATTAGGTATAGCTGCGGCTTCAAACTGGAATCAAAACCAAGCTACACTAAGAGACCAGTTAGGCAGAATGAGCGAATGGGAGTTTAAGAAATGGAACTGGGATAAAAGACTTCCTTATGAAAACAAAGCAGACGCAATTCGCGCACTGACTGAAGGTGCAATGAGAAACGCAGATGCAGGCGCAAAAGACTTATTTGGAGGCGCAGCTAACATAGCTTTGAGCGCATACATGACAGACAAGAATAATGACTTCCTTTCTGGATTATTTGGAAACAAAACAACAGCCGCAGGCCTCGGAAATCCAATTGAAGGCGCAAACAACTTAGAAGGCATGCCAGTAAAACCAACAAAAGAGGAGTTTTTTAAACAACAAAACTTTTCACCATTGCCTAGTTCTGGTAATCCAAACGACGCAGGAATGCCATGGAATGCTGGAGGTAAAAGTCCGTTTTTAATGGAATCGGCTTGGGGAGAAAGGTCGCCAGTAGATTTAAGGCCAGTAATGTCAAGAATAGCAAACCCATTTGGATAATAACATGACAGACGCATTAGCAATATCAAGAGGCCCCAATGAGGGCGCAGCAGCAGTCTTAGGCAGAGGTTCTTTTCAGGACTTCTCTAAGGATGTTTTGGCTATGAGGTATAAGGAAGCCCAAGAAGAAAAATTAAAAGGAGCGCAGGTAGCTAAAATACTTCAAGACAATGTAGACTCTAAGTTTGCATCCGATAACGTGAATTATTTTCAGCCTAAAATGGAAGAAATAAGGGATTACACCATAGACTTGTTTAAGAAAAATAAAGGCAAGCTATCTGAGATAGACGTTTTCGAGGTTCAGTCTAAGTGGAACAAACTAAAAGCCGAGGCCGAAGCCAGTAACAATATCTACAAAGAAGAGCTTGAAAGAATCAAGCAAATAGGCGACGACCCGCAAGGCGAGAAATGGGATTCAGAAGTTTCTGAAAATCTCAGAAATCTTTATCGGGATCCGTTTTCCGATCCAGACCTAAAAAAAGAAGTTGAAGATGCTGGTGGTATCGTTAAGTGGAGAATTCAGAATCATAACAAGTTTAGCAATGTTCCTGCATACTCTATTGAAAAAGATTATCAAGAAAGTTTTGGCAAAGACAAGTTAAGTTCTTGGTATGAAAAAGAATGGACTGATAAGGGCGACTTTTTGGAGAAAAAAGGGTATAAAGGAATTGCACCCGACCCGCAAAAGTTTGCTCAAAGATTTGCAGAGGTTTGGAATAGAAACGACTATAAAGGTAAAAAGTTTAAGCAATACCATAGAAATTGGGTAGACAATAATTTTACTGTAACAGAACAAGGTATAGCCGCTGAGAATGACGCAGCCAAGGCATTGTTAGAAAAGCTTCCTGAACTAAAAGGAGCAACCCCTGAGCAAGCAAAAGAAAGGCTTGCTTTTGAGCATGGATTAAGAGATACAGAGGCAAGATTCCCTACAATGGAAACAGCTCCTTTAACTCAAAGAAAAAGAGACATAACCAAAATTAACGTAAATTCTGGTTCAGGTGCAGGTGGAGCAGGAGTAGGAGATATTACCGAATCAGCAATAAACGCTATTCCGGGTAGAGAATTCTTAAGAAATAGCGACGTAGTTACTGACAAGTCTAGGCCAGTAACAAGCGCAGAATTCACGACCTCGCCTTTTAAAGTTACAAGAGCATTCAGTCCAGAAGACGTAGATATTCAAACTGGAGGCAAAAACGAGAAAAAAGGTGTAAGAGAAATTGCTTACGGCCAAATGAAGGTAATGCCAGTAGCCAAACAAGATATTGAGGTAAAAACAGTAGGAGGCGCTACCGACATAATCAAAAAAGGCTCAGTAATTACTGATGAAGAAATGGATTACCTAAGAGTTCATAACAAAAAGAACTTAGCTAAATACGATGTTTACGCTGTTGGTTTTTATAACAAAAAAGGCGAAGCCGTAAATGTTAATTTTAGCGATTCAAAATCTTTGGAAGAGTTTTTCTCTAAAGCGGGAGACGCTTACAATTCAATCCTAACCCCTGCTAATGTAGTCAAAAACGCTGCTTTGGATGCAGCCTCAGCCAAGGATAAAGAAGTTTTCAGTAGAAATTACAGAAAATTAATGGAAATTGCCGACGAAAAGAACGGTAAAATTAAAGTAAACAGAGACGCAACTTAATACGAATACAATGCCAGAAAAAATAGTTTCTCCAAAAGTGACAAAAGAAACCTTAAGCAGGTT